GCATATGGTGTTAATCAAGCACGAGTTTGGAATCCTGCAGAACGAACGAGAACAACGATTAAAGAACAAACAGCAGTCAATAAGTTTGACGGCACAGCCACCTATACTTATGGTATCCCGCGTGGTGCTTATACAGTCACCGAAACCCAACCCATTTCAAATCAAAGAGAGACAACAAGCTGTATGGCGATTGGTGCAGCCGGTGCCACACCTTGGTCAACAGCGGGTCCGGTGTATGATGCAGCTTATAATGCTCATTTGAACCCCAATCGTGAGGTTGTTTCCAAAAATCGCCCCAATCAAGGCGGGATGAGTATACTTAATAGTAATATGAATATTAAAAGTTCAAAAATCGGCAGTATGCGGGCAGCCGAAGGACCTATTAATATGCCAAAGCAGCCAGCGCAGGCCGCTAATTATGGTAAAATTAGTTATAATAATAATCGTGATTCGACAGTTGAATTACAACGAACAAATACAGATCTACTTAACCCATTTCGTTCAAATCCATATACACAATCACTTCAAAGTGTCGCATAATTTAATTATAAACTTTCCAATAATTTATAATTAAAAACGCATTTGCTATCTAATATAATGAGCACATTGGAAATTCATACAACTATTAAAGAGAAACTCGATTTATATGTCGCCACCAGAAGAATTCCACATCTTATATTTTATGGACCCGCGGGTGGCGGAAAACGCCATATTCTCAATCATCTTGTTCAACGAATATACCCGACAGAAGAAGAGAAAAAAAAATATGTAATTTATATTAACTGTGCGCATGGTAAAGGAATACGTTTTATAAGAGATGAGTTAAAATTCTTTGCAAAAACGAATATCCACAATAATGATGGAAAATTATTCAAAAGTATCGTTTTATTTAATGCAGATAAACTTACGACTGATGCACAATCCGCTTTAAGACGTTGTATTGAACAATTTAGCCATACCACCAGATTTTTTATTATTGTAGAAAACCAAAATAAATTATTACGACCAATATTATCACGATTTTGCAATATTTATATCCCTTACCCTATTATAGCCGGGCAACCTGTGAGTTTGCATAAGTATAAAAAAACATTTATTAATCAGAAAACAAAATTTGTAAGTAAACGCAATAAATGGTTAAAAACAAATATTGAAAAACAGAGTAATTATAATACTATGGATAAATGTATCCAATTTTGTCAAAAATTATATGAAAAAGGATACTCGTGCTTAGATTTAATGCAAGTTCTAGAAAATATCCCAACATATCCGATAGAAAAAAAATTTCTACTATTAATTTATTTTGATAAAATACGGAAGGAGTTTAGAAATGAAAAATTATTAATATTCTATCTTATAAACTTTGCTTTTATTCGTACAAAAACAGATTTAGAAAATATTATTGAAATGTAGAAATGGATGATTACAATATCTCGGCCATCTCCGAAGCTAAAAATGAGTATTCGGCCCGTTTGGTGAATATTTTAACCCCTTTACTTATCGAAGGTATTAAATCAATATTCAAAGAGGCATTAGAATTATGCATAAGTAACGACGAGAAAGATAAGTATCTAATGACTTTTCAGAATTTTTTAACTCGTGTTCCCAAATGGAATCAAACCATTATTAGTCAAGAAACGAAGAGAATTATCGGTAGAAGTAGATGCGCTTATTTAGAGGATCTTGTAACCTGTGTTCATATATCACAACTAAAAATTCTAACGAGCATTCGTGTGGCAAGTAAACAAAAAAAGGTCGATATAAATGTGCCCAAATTAACAGAATTTATCCACGCTTGTTATGTGCAATTTGCACGCAAACTATACTCAAATGTATATTTATTTGAGACAAGGATCCCATCTCTACAGATACAGAAAAATCACCGCGAATGTGAACTCATCTGCAAAGAATGTATTTTAAATGTTATTCGTTCCAATATTCCAGTGGATAAAATCCTCCGCGCTTATATCGACGAAACAACGGAAGAAGAAGTAATTGAAGAAAGCAAAGTAGAGGAAGTGCCTGTGAAAGAAGAGGTTGCTCCTGTGAAAGAAGAGGTTGCTCCTGTGGAAGAAGGGACAGCCGCGGAGACGACGGTTGAAAAGAAAAATGTCTCGAAGGGAACAGAAGATAGAACCGACGAAGCGGACTTAAAACACAGTGTGAAAGAACAAATTCATGCAGAAAACACAAAATCACCTCCGAAGGAGACTACCGCCCCATCCACCATCACGACAGCGACAGCGGCAGCAGCAGCGGCACCACCCACGCAGATTGCGCAGCCGGCGCCGGTCGACAAAACTGGAACGCAGACTGCAGATAAATCAACAAATTTATCATTCGATGATAAAGATAAGGTTGTTAATTATAATAAGAAAGAAAATTCCGCCGCCATTCAAACCAATACTGTTGAAACAGTTGTGGCACCCAAGACACTTGAAAGATTAGAGGCGATTAGCGCCAAACGCCATGAAGAGAGAAAGCAAGAAGACGATTTTTATAACCGCAGCTGTTATTTCATTCTTTTATTTCTTCTTTAAATTTCTTGAAATGCGATTTATTTTGAAAGAAAATAAACCCTTGAAATCTATTCTCCGGGATACACTTATCGTGTATTTTAGCGTATTATCCGGTAAGTTTATTTTAGAACAAATGGGTCCACTCAAAAATTTAAAGATAGCCCCAGCTATTTTTACCAATGAACCTGATTTTTAAGATAATAAGTATACTATCAATACATATTATCATCTTCCCTATTATTCAGTATAAATAGGAAGTTTATCAACATTTAATATGTGCGGGCGATCATTTTATATAATTTAAAATCAGGGTATCGTTCTTCCCCGTTCGTCTTATAAAGAATATTGCGACCCTTATCATCGGTACACCATTGGGTAATTATTTTAGCAATAGGATCCATACACTGATCCTGCTCTTCAAAGTCATCTACAAAATAATCAAATAAGGAACAGGCCAAGCGGCACAAATCAAAACTCATATTAGGTTCTAGTCGCGGTTTATTCTTATTAAAATAAGGATCGCAGTTATATTGCGTGGCGGCATCACCCTTGGGGTGAAAACTATCGCTGCAAATCACTTTTCCTTTATACTTATAAATGGCACGGCCGAAATCTATAATTTTAAAAATTTTCCCATAGGTAGGGACTTTATAATGTTTATTATCGTATTTATAATATAAATATTTCCGATCCGTTTTCTGAAACATAATATTGTTTGTGTGAAGATCGTTATGTGTAAAATTAAATAATTTTTGATAAATAATCAATGTCATAATAATTTGAAATAAACAAGAACGCCATTCTTCATCTTCTAATTCCGAATCTTCGGATAAACAAGAATCCAGTGTTTGGTCCAAACATTCGAGACAAATAATTTGAACGGGAAAATTAAATATAGTAGCTCCCAATACATCATCTGTAGTGCTGCTACATATACTTGAAGAACATTCGCTATCAGAATCAAGATTTCTTTCATCTGCATCCTGACTATAATCGCTTTCTTCATCGGAGGTATGGGAAGATTTGGAAGAACACGTAGAATCGGATAATCGAGAGCTGGAATATCGTTTACCAGACACTTCTATTTCCGATTGAAATACTAGGTCACGTTGCAGAGGCTGAACACTGGTGCTTTCTACAACACCTTTTTCAAATATGTCTTCAAAGATTACAAGACTAATATCTGTAATACGTAGATTTTGAGATATATCTTTTGCATCAATACTAATTTTTTTGAAATTACTTCGTGTAGAATTTCCAAGATGGTATGAAATATCAGTATTATTAATTTTAAAAAGCTTATTACAATTATGTCCAAAAAAATCACTTTCACTCAGATAATCTAAATCATCAAAAATATTAACTGTAAAGTTGGATTTAATACCCAAAAACGATCCAAAAAAATCTATACAATGGGGGACTTTGTGTTTATGTAGGACCTCACTAGACAGATAAGAAAAAAAGGAATCCACATAAGCAGCATTATTAGGATCTAGGACCTTTTTATGGCATTTGCCGCCTTCTAAAGTTGGTAGCGCAGTTAATGCAGTTGTATCAAAAACATACTTCCCCACCATATACTTTATGGGATCTAATAGTGGAGAAAATTTAAAAAAGGTGGTCGTTGTACCCGTATTATTTGAACGATCTGTAACAACACATTCATACTTGTTTGTCTCCTCTAAAGGTTTAAGATGTTGAATATGAAAATGATGGTTTAAATTACATTTATTATAATTCTGTGGGGAGAAGGCGAAAAACTGATTGTAGAGCGGTATATAGTTTTGAGGGGCTACAATCCCATTCTCTTCTAAAGTTTTAAATAATTTTGAATTCTCATTCTTCTGATAGAAAATAGATAACATTAGCTAATAAGTATATTAATAAATTGTTTTTTAAACCAATATATACAAATTATTTAGAGAACATACATATTCGTATGGGCTTTTGATTTATAATATTTTTAAAAATTAGTATGAATTTAGAGTTGAAAAAATTTGATATGAAGAATATTCAATTTGAGGCAGGTCAAACTCAAGGCCCGGTTATCGTTCTGATTGGACGTCGCGATACAGGAAAAAGTTTCCTTGTTCGTGATTTACTGTATTATCATCAAGATATTCCCATAGGAACTGTGATATCGGGTACAGAAGCGGGAAACGGATTTTATGGAAAATTAGTGCCCAAATTATTTATTCACGAAGAGTACAATACTGTTATTATTGAAAAAATCCTCAAACGTCAGAAAATAGTGCTCAAAGAAATAAAAAAAGAATTAGCAGCCTATAAACGTTCCAGTATTGATGCAAGAACATTTGTAATTTTAGATGATTGCCTTTATGATAATTCCTGGGCAAGAGAGAAACTGATGAGACTGCTATTTATGAATGGGCGTCATTGGAAAATCATGCTCGTTATTACAATGCAATACCCTTTAGGGGTGCCACCCAATTTAAGAACGAATATTGATTACACTTTCATTCTACGGGAACCCTATATTAATAATCGAAAACGGATTTATGAAAATTATGCTGGTATGTTTCCTACCTTCGAATCATTTTGCCAAGTAATGGATCAATGTACAGAAAACTATGAATGCTTAGTGATTGCAAATAATGCCAAATCGAATAAGCTTGAGGATCAAATATTCTGGTATAAAGCGAATGCCCACCACGATTTTAAACTAGGTTCTAAAGAGTTCTGGGATTTATCCAAAGATATTGGTTCTGATGAAGAAGAGGAACATTTTGATCCAACGGTGCAACGCAAAGGACCGCGCATTAATGTCAAGAAAAACAGGTGGTAGGTTGTTTAATCTATATCAATGTATAATTGAAATAGATTCTTAGTGCTTTTTTTTCCGCGATTTCCTTCGCCGTCTCCGCGTTTTCCTTCGCCGTCTCCGCGATTTCCTTCGCCGTCTCCGCGATTTCTTACCCCCACTCTTTGTAGACAGAGAAATGGTAGATAAAGAAGTTACAGGGCGCGAGGGAAGGGCGCCGCTTGCTTCATGGACCGCCGCCGGCAGGGTCCTCGGTTTATTAAGACCACGCAACCATCGTGAAAGCGCTGCCCTTTTTCCAGGCTTTGGTTGAGGTTTGGAGCGCGGTATACCTCGAAGCCATTTGTCTATCAAACAGACCTTGTTAAATTCATGCAATACAATCTCCCTACGCCCACTTGGTGTCATCATTCCTAAATTCGCTAATTTTTTTGGATTAACGTAGTGTATAAACACCCGATACAGATCATTGGAATTAATAATAGATTCTGTAATATTGTACAGTATTGCATCATCATTGCATACTTCGGCAACTATGGGTACTGCGGGCGCAAGCACTGTTTTAATATATCTACAATAGTCCACGCCACTATCTACCACATTCAAACATCTTTGTTGAAAAGTTAGACCCATCCCTTTTAATTGGTTCATCATAGCATTAAATATTTGCAAAATAAGTGAAATTTGTAGCACTCTAGCAAATAAATATTTTGGATAATGTTCGTCTTTTTGTTCAGTAGCAGCATACATGGCTTGTAATTTTGGATGTGGCGTTTCTCGTTCTTGTTCTCTAGCATATTGTCGAATTTCATGTATAAAAATCGGCGGTAAATCTCTACAAAAATCCCCACCAAAATCAATCATTCTTACCATGAATTCACCCGTTTTTGGATCCTCCAGTGTAATAAAATTATTGGCCTTTATATCACGACAAAAAATGTTCTGTTCTGTTACTCTCTCAATTATTTCAAGCATTTGTCTTACAATACTTGCAACGCTATGGGCGGGGATTTTTTTATTGTAACCACCATATAATTTAATATCAGCGGGTGTTCCGCGCTGCATAATAAAAATAACGCGATATTGCTCTTGAATTTCGCCCTTTTTATCTTTCAGTCTATAATAAAACCGTTTGTATAGTTTGGGCCCTAAATTTAATTGACCTAATTTTATAGCATAATCTAATTCCCTCTGAATTTCTTGTAATTCCCGCTGTTGCGCTGTTTGTATCTTAATGGCGACATTCATTTTCTTCGATCGAGCAAATACACGCCTTTTTGATTTTAACTCATCGCCAATAACCAAACCATAGGAACCTTCCCCTAAAATAGTAGGCAGCTCCTTAGGATTTACTTGAGACCACCCAACGCACTTTCTAATAGCACCCAAACCTTCTGTTATGAGAGCCGCCGCATAGTGCTCCTTACTATTCTCAGTACTACCATAGAAGGAGCTACATAATTTCATTGGATTTACTGGGATATACTTGTATGACATATACTATATTCTATATAGATTCTAATTTTGAAAATCGGATAGCCTTGTCTAAACCTGCCGCTGTAACATATCTTTGCATTTCATCTGTACATTTTGGGTCCCAGGAACAGGAATGACTTTCCGGTAGACGATGTTTTTGACAATATCTCTGCTTACATTTGCACGCCATATCGGTTAATTTCAGCTTCTTTTTGCACCCTTCAAAGGTGCAACGATTTTTTTTTCGTTTCTGTTTGGTTTTTTTTTGGCGCTTTTCTTTCAATGATGACAATGTTGGTTGCGTTTCATCTATATTATTAACAATGTCGCCTTCGATAATTGTAGGTTTGGAAAATACAATTTTATTATCCTTTTGTCTTTGATGTAGATCCATATTTATATATTATTAGATATATAAATATTTAATCAATTTTCCAACTTACTTCTTTTCAGTAACCTTCATATTCTGTCCCATTTTTGCATTTTCAGAAAGTTCCTGAAGTCGTTCTTGCTCCTTATCAAACGATTTGGTACGCACATTCGCACCCTCAAACAATTCGCGTCTGATATCGGCACTGCTGCTTCCTTCATTTAACGCTGTTTCAATACTAGTCGTACCCACACCAACGAGATTTCCATCTTTATCAATATTTTGCGTTAATTTATTACCAGATGCTTTCGCAATTTTTTTATTTTCCTCAATTGCCTTTTGTTTTGTTTCTTTTACACGTTTCTCAAATTCACGCTTTGCCTTTTCTTCATTTTTATTCTTTTCCTTCATAAGTTGATTTAGCTCCTCCTCTAAATACTCAACACGCGCAGTTTTATATGCGGCCGGATTCATTGGCACCCACATGCCGACTGGACATACGCCAATATCATGATTGGGATCGACCTCACGCAGCATCCTACAGCGAAGCTCGGCCTCTTGCTGTGTAGGAAAGCAACCCCTAATTTTTATACCCCGCGTGTTGGTCTGGAAATGAACACTTTCGTTAAATTTTTTTCCAATATCTTCTTCTTTAGCATCTACAAAATTTTTATAATCATCACTTATTGTTGAATAAGTAAGAGTCTCACTTTCAGACTTTGTAAATTCCTCAAAATCACCCATTAACTTATCAAAATTCATTTCGTATTTATAGGCCAGAAAATTCAGAAACTGAGAAAATTTCTGAACAGATTTAGTAAAATCCCAATGTTTTAGGAACTCTTGGAAGAAGAACAAGTTTTTCTGTTTAATAATATCTTCTGGGGAAATAAATGATATACATGCAAATTTCTGTCCTGCAAGGGGTTTATCCTCGTCTAATAAATCAATATATTTAGGATTTTCAGAACCATCAGGGTTAAGTCGTCTCTCAAATTCTTGTTTAGACATATATATATTTTATATAGTAATCATTTTAAGTTTTTAAAAAGTAATATAATTTTTTTTCTTTATGAATTATATAAATATGCTCGGAGAATTAGGACAAGTTTTAGACTTAGGCGAACTCGTTAGACGCGTGGTTAAATACGTGGTTGAGGGACTTATGGTTGCCATTGCTGCCTACGCGATCCCCAAACGTTCACTTCATCTTGACGAGGTGATGCTCATTGCTTTGACTGCTGCTGCCACTTTCAGCATCCTTGACACTTACGTTCCAAGTATGGCTGTGTCGGCTCGTTCCGGCGCCGGTTTCGGCATGGGCGCAAACCTTGTCGGTTTCCCCCGTATGTAAGTCAACATTTATACTGTCATAAAAGTAGATTTATAAGTATATATTAAATTTTAAGAGGTTTAATATATAGTTCTGCAAAGTTTAATTTGTATGAATAAACTCCCATTTTAGTTCAGCGCATATCTTCTTCCAGATTTCATCTTGTTCTATTCTTTTTACTGGATCTTTTAACATAGGGAAATACGGTAGAAACTCCCTTCTCTCTAATAATTCACACATTTTATATAAAACGTAATAATAATTTAGAAAATTTACCCGATCATCAGGGCAATGTTTTGCATATGGTGTCTGGATATCCATAAATAAATTACACAACTTCTCCTCCAAAGCGGGCGTCATTACCGGCGGGCGTATTCCCAATTTATCTTTAATAAATGGTATATGCTCATAATATTTATTATATCCCAATTTTTTTAAGATATCTTTGGCCTTTTTATTTGTTATATTTTCAAGGCCAATTCTCTCCTTTTTAATTTGACTTTTAATATTGATTAATACTTCTTCGGGAATTTGTGTCGTTTCTTTCGCTTGAAACTGGGCTAAAATTTCACGAAAATGATTTATCCTTTTATATGCATAAAAACATACTTCTTTGGGAGGTTCTTTGTAAGAGGGTTTTTCGTTTTCTATTAAAAATGGTGTCTGTATAGAACAGTGGTTACAAACACAAACACCTTCATGATCTATTGGAATTAATTCCCCGCGACATTTTTCACAAATATCATGTTTGGTTGTAAAATTATTTATATCTAAAAATTGCACATCAATATTGGTTAAATATTGCTGCACATAATTTACATCTGTTGTGGTATTAGATGTATTTGTCTTCTTACTGAAAAAAGAGTGCAAGACCTTTCTTCTATTTTGACCCTGTGAAACATCTTTTTTCTTCTCAAAATAGTCAAATATAAATTTAGAATTCTGTAGCAAATATTCGTTTTTCTGACGCTTTATGGTCCCAGTCTCCTTTTTAATTTCTCTTAGACGATCCTGAATCTCTAACTGCTTTTCAATTGGGGGATTTGATGCCAATTTTCCTTTTAGCTCTTTCTTTTCTTTCAATAATTGGGGAAGCGTAATTTCTAGTTTTTTATGAAATTCTTCCATTTTTTCACTATGTTTACTATCAAGAGTCACAGATGCCTTATCAGAAACCTTTAATTTTTTCTTTGCTTTTGGCTTAAAATTCGGCATTAATTATTATTATATATTTCTATTTAATAATAAATTTAAGTTTAAACATCTTATAACCTTTCTCTCTTTCTTTTAATGGATATCCAAATACCCCTATCAAAAGAAGATTTTGATATCAATCCCTTAACATTGCAAAAAATGGCATTCGTTTTTAATGCTTTAGAGAATGGGTGGGCCATAAAGAAGAAGGAAGATCTCTATATTTTTAGTAAAAACCATGAAGGAAAAAAAGAGGTTTATTTAGACAATTATCTCAAACGATTTATGAAGCAAAACTTCAACATAAATAATTTGCTAGATGATGAAATAAAAAAATAAAATTAGGTTAATACTAAACTTAATTTTATGTCTTTTCAAAATTTTTTTTTCTTTAGCAATATTATAACTATGGGAGGAGGATTAATGCAACTTGTCGCTTACGGAGCTCAGGATGTCTACCTTACAGGTAACCCCCAGATCACGTTCTGGAAGGTAACCTACCGCCGCCACACCAATTTCGCAATGGAATCCATCGAACAGACCTTCAACGGTCAGGCTGACTTCGGTCGCCGTGTGCAGTGCACGATCTCCAGAAATGGTGACCTTGCCTACCGCACATACCTTCAGGTTACACTTCCGGAGATCGGCCAGGACGGCTGCTGTGGCACCGTGGGAGAGTGCGACCACACCTACGCCCGCTGGCTCGACTACCCCGGTGAGCAGCTTATCTCGATGGTTGAGGTCGAGATCGGTGGTCAGCGCATCGACCGCCAATATGGTGACTGGATGCACATCTGGAACCAGCTCACTTTGACCGCCGAGCAGGAGCGCGGTTACAACAAGATGGTTGGGCAGACTACACAGCTCACCTACCTTACGGACCCATCGTTCGCTGACGTCGACTCGGCTTGTGCCAGCAACGATGTGCCGGCGGCCGTCTGCGCGCCACGCAACGCGCTTCCGGAAACCACCCTTTACGTGCCACTCCAGTTCTGGTTCTGCCGCAACCCGGGTCTCGCACTTCCCTTGATCGCCCTCCAGTACCACGAGGTGCGCATCAACCTTGAGCTTCGCCCATCGGACGAGGTTCTTTTCGCCGTCACCAACCTCACCGAGAACGCGGGCGCGGCGTCGGGGTATGGTGTCTCGAACGGCTCGTCCGTGAAAGACACCGTGTCTTACCAGAAGTCCCTCGTCGCCGCGTCGCTCTACGTCGACTACGTGTTCCTTGACACCGACGAGCGCCGGCGCATGGCCCAGAACCCACATGAATACCTCATTGAGCAGCTTCAGTTCACTGGTGACGAGTCCGTTGGTTCCTCGTCGAACAAGATCAAGCTCAACTTCAACCACCCGTGCAAGGAGCTACACGAACTTGAACATGGCCCTCGGTGCCCAGCCATTCAACTACACGGACGCTCTTGACGCCCTTGTACCATCGATCGCGGCCTTCGCCGGCTACCAGACGGTCACGTCCCCGAACAACAACGCGGCCTTCATCACGGCTTCCACGGGTATGTTCCAAGACCCGGGTGCGGACTACCTCGGGGCCAACTCGGGCAGCCAGTGGGGGCAGCCGCTTGACGGCACCGCGAGCTGCTCGGTGCCGGCAATGTCGGTGCCGTTCCCAGTCTCTCCGTACGGCGACTCTGGTGTCTCGGACGCCGGCGCCTTCGTTCTCGGCGAGACGGCGCTCAACCTTCACTGCTGGGGCCAGAACCCCGTGGTCACGGCCAAGCTCCAGCTCAACGGACAGGATCGCTTCTCAGAGCGTGAAGGAACATACTTCGATTTAGTACAGCCTTACCAGTGCCACACACGCTCGCCAGACACTGGTATCAACGTGTACTCCTTCGCTCTTCGCCCAGAGGAGCACCAGCCGAGTGGCACGTGCAACATGTCGCGCATTGATAACGCCACGCTTCAGCTTGTCCTCTCCACCAACGCCATCGGTGGTGACCACACGGCTAAGGTCCGCGTTTACGCCACGAACTACAATGTTCTCCGCGTGATGAGCGGAATGGGCGGGTTGGCCTACTCCAACTAAATTGTTACAATCTTTTTTTCATTTATTTATTTATAATAATTTCCTTTTTATAAAATTATTATATCTTCAAAATGTATATGCAAATTACGCAGATTATTCTTATTATTCTAGCTGTTACAGCAATATATGTCCTACTACAAATCGTCCAACAAACAAATCGCCCAACATCTGACGTCGTCTATGTATCCCGTCCCAGTGTTCCTTATTGGGGACAAGGCCCTGTATGGCGCGGACCACGTCCGGGTCGTGGACGGAGACGGCGCCCCCGCCGTTTTTGGCGT